CCACTCCCGGAACTGATGCTTGGTTTAGATCTTACTCGGACAAATTTGCCCAATGATACTAGATTTTATCAACATGCTGACCGAAGCAGCAGATCCTCGTACACCGCATCCAGAGGACGCTATCTTTACAGGCAGTGCAGCAGCAGCACAACAAGTGGCCGGACTCAAGGCAGTAATTGCCAACCCTGCCAATCTAACCATCAAGTGGGACGGCAAACCAGCACTGATCTTTGGTCGTGACAAAGACGGTCGCCTTACAGTTCAAGACAAATACATGTGGGATGCAGGCGTATTGGCCAAGAGTGTTGAAGATTGGAAGACTTATGATGCTAACAAAGCATCAGGAAAGCTACGTGGTAGCCTATACGATATGTTAGCAGTGATATGGCCCGGACTAGATGCTGCAGTACAAGGCCCAGGATTCTATTGGGGAGATTTAATGTATGTTGGACAACTGCAGCCAGTGCAAGGTAAATTTGTTTTTCGTCTTAACCTAGTAGAATATCGTATTTCTGTCAACAGTCCATTAGGAAAACAGATTGCTGGTACTATAGGTGGTATTGCAGTTCATCAATACTATTCTGAACCCGGAGCAATACCTGTACAATGGAATGGCAGCTGATTAGCCTCGGTGCCTGGTGGGGTAGCAATTATAAGTCCAACAGCGGGAAATAGATTTGCGTTAAAGACTCCGGTACAACAAGAACGAGCCGCTGATGCTGCCCTAGCCAAATATGGCGCCACAGTCGATCAATTGTTAAGCACTATTCCGCAAAGTGCTAGAGATAGAATTAAAACATACTTTAATAAATTTATTACAGGGCAAACTAGAGAAGCTTTGCACGATTGGTTAGCAGCCAACGTGAGTCAGAAACAATATCAGTCACTGGCTGGTGATGATCATACTGGCAGCTTGTTTGCACAAGACGACAGTGGACAGGTTGTTGAAAGTCCGGGATATACTGGGCTAAAAGCCATATGGAACAGCATCTTTGCATTTAAACAAAATCTAGCAAAACAACTGGCACCGCAAGTGCAAGGTATAGAAGAATATGTAAACGGACAGCCTGCAGGTGAAGGATTTGTATTTCCTACGCCACAAGGACTGGTAAAAATAGTGGATCGCGAAGTGTTTAGCGCAGCTAATTTTGCTAAAAATATGTGATCAGTATAAATACTTGCATGCGGAAACGCAACTAATTAAGGAGAATTAAAATGGCAATTGGAGTCCAAAGAGTAAGCGGTGATTCACAAGTAGTAATCAACGTTGGTGATGACATCACTAGAAATGCAAATGCAGTTATTATCAATACCGGTATTGCAAGCCCAATTCAGGCTTACAAAATTACCACTCTTGGTATTACTGCCAACTTGGCAAATGAATTAAAAGGCCCAAGTGGCGCCGGCGTAACTGGTGCAGTTGACACAATGTTGAAAACAATCGCATCAAATGCATCAATCTTGGCTTTCCAAGTTGACGCAGCTGGCAGTACTGCACAATTGAGTGTTATTACTGAGCGTAGTTCATGGACTGCTGCAGAAATGCAAGTACAGATCCGTGCTTTAGCAGTTGCTACGGGTAACATTGGTGCATACGGTAACGTATTCCCAACATTAGCAGCAGTTACATCATCTGGCGGTATTAAATTGGCTTAATTAATTTTAAGCACTGGAAAAGCAGACTTCGGTCTGCTTTTTTTATAGCTAACATAAATACTAACATGCGAAAAACGCAAATAAATTAGGAGAAATAAAATGGCAATTGGATTAGATCGTAGCGCAGGATATGCGTATGCCGGTACAACTGGTGTGTTAAATGGTGTTCAATACACCGAAGTCGGGCAGAGTATTGCGCTTTATGTTGTGGCATCCTTAAACTTATCATCTGAGGATGACGCAGCAAACGAAGCGTTTGAAGCAATCATTCAACTTTTTCCACCTGTGTTAGCATATTATTCTCATGCTACTACTGGTGCAATCAGCTTGATCTGTGACGGTGTTAATGCACCAGCAGCAAGTGTACTACAAACAGCACTACAAGCAATTGGTGCAAGGAAAGGTGCTGTAAATCTATCAAGCGCAACTGTTACCGACGGTACAAGCTTTGTAGTAGCTTAATTTAACACAGTGTTAAACTAAAGGCAGATTTGTTCTGCCTTTTTTATTGGCTATAAATATCTGTATGAAATTCTTCACTGGCGTTACCTTAGTTGACATCACTGCTACCGGTGTAGTCAGGCACACTGCTGAGCAGGAGGTTGCACGAAACCAACAACGCAACTGGGAAACAGTGTTACAAGTAATTGGACTGAGAGCACAGCCCCAATTGATAGAAGGACCTGTAGTTAGAGAATTTGAAATAGACCATACCAGTGGATTTGGCGAAATGTACCAAGGCACTCACAAGGTATGGATGTTCTGTTTTGGAGTAGAGTCCGAAGATGTGTTTCTACTAGATGGAGATCCAGTGGGCGGCCTGGACAAAGATCTTGCTCAAGTACCTATTATATGTGGACTTGAGGAAACCGCACGTTTTATGCTGCCAATATTTTATCCCTACGGTGCAATCAAAAACATATACTTTAAAGCTGGCAGAATTCACTTAAATACAATTTGATTTACGGCACATTTAGACAACTCTCATGGCAAACACAAACACAGAACCCTCCTTTACTAAAAGAATGGATACAAAATGGCAGAGAGCGAAAGATCAAGTCTTGGTGCGCACGTGGATTTATGTGCTGAAAGATACCGAAGCTTGGAAGAAAAATTAGACAAACTAGAGCACCGTATGACCAACATGGAAGAAAACATCATAGTCATACGAACAAAACTATCAGAGACCAAGGCAGAAACTTCTAGTACTGCCAGCGGCCAGATTATCAGCATAGGAACAGCATTTGGTGTTGCTCTGACAACTGGCTTGATCACAGTGCTGGTTCAATTGATACTGAAATAAAAATGAAAATTGTAGAACTAGTAAATAAAGTACATGTACCACTAACCAACGAAGAAGCAGATGTCTTGGGCAAGTTTCATGACCGTGCAACTATTGCAAGAGAAGATTTTGATCATAGACAAGTCATGATTGCAAATCATCTGGTTAACAAGGATGTATTACTAAGAAAAAATGAAGACGGCAAAATCTACTACAGGAAAAAGATCTGATCTAGCAAGAGCGCAAGCTGTGTTTGCAGATGTGGGTACAAAACACTTAAAAAAATGGACTGAACAAGAACTCAAAAGATTTAGAGCACAACCCGTGGTTATTCCTGTTGGAACTCACGGGTTTTTTATTGGACATTTTCGCATCACTGGAATACATACCAATTGCTGGAGAGTGGCACAAATTGAGGGCAAACAAGTGCATGATTTTGTTTCCAAGTTAAGTTCTGTGGTTTACTGTGTACTAGAAGTAAAACAACAATACGAATCTGCTAGATTGTTGCTGGATCTAGATACAAAAATTGGAAGATTAGATGCAGATATCATGCACTATGAACACACACTGTCTAAACACACAGATGCAATTAAAAACGCAGCGGTGTTAAATAGATGTATAGATGCAAAAATGCAGCGCCGAACTCATTTAGATATTTTGAAAAAAACTTTAAATTCGGCTAAATACTTGAACTTTGGGAAACTACCACTATGAGATTAACAGAAATGGGCACCAAGCCCTCCACTAAAAAAATTAATAAAGTCATGGAAAGCCGTTTTGGCATTAAAATTGACTACGCAAATTTGGACTTTCCGAGAGCATATCAATTGGCTCGCGGACTAACAGAAAGCTTAGGCAAAATTAAAAACAGCCATGGCGTGCATGCAGCAGAAAAGAATCCCAAATACATGGAACTCTTGATGGTGCGCGAAGCTTTGCATCGTTGGATGGTAGAAAATAAGCAGACGCTTATCATGGAAAGCGAAATGGGTAAAAGCCAAGCTATCTTGGCTGCCAAAGACATGGTTGATAGTATTCAAGACATGTTGGAAGATGTAAGCAAAATGCAAAACGAGCAAATGCCTGCTTTACTTGACACTATCCGTGATCAAATTGGCATGGAACAAGCAGATCAGTTCAAAGCCAGTGTAGGTGCGCTATTGGCCAACATGGTTGAGCAATTGGGTGCAGCACGTGAAGCAGCAGATACAGCAGCAAGACAACTTGCCGGTGAACAAGTTGCACAGCCAATGGCAATGGGCGGCGGTATGCCACCAGCGCCAGGCGGTATGGGAGCAGACCTAGGTGGTATGTCTCCTGACATGGGCAGTGACATGGATACAGATGAGTTTGCGGCCACTGATGCTGCAGCTGGACCAAACGAAATTGGTAGAGAGCGTCGTTAATGCGAATTCGTGATATCATAGTCGAAGATCACATTGACGACATGCTGGAAGATGAAGCCGAAGGGCGTGGTGATGCCAATCTTATCACCACGTTGGAGTTTCTTCGTAATCGAGCACACGACACACATGTACAGCCCAGAGTCCGGGCTGACAGTTTAATTAATCTGGTACAGACCACTGGTGATCAACAATTTACACTAGAAAATCTTCTTGATTCATATAGCGACAATGCAGTAATCAAAGGTCTAATCAAAGACATCAAAGACGACAATACCGGAGTCAAGTATGTGTATCTTGCTCCGTTTGCCGACGACTCAGAGGTAGCCGGACTAGCAGATACCAATGCTCCACGCACAGCTCCTGAAAAAACAGTTGACTCAATGGCTAAATCAGCTCTTGCAAAACGCGGTTAATTAGTTTACACTAACACAAAGGAAATTTAATATGGCTTACTCAAGCGAAGTCTTGGATCACTACGAGAATCCTCGTAACGTTGGAAAAATGGACAAGACTGACTCCAGTGTAGGTACTGGATTGGTAGGAGCTCCTGCGTGTGGTGATGTACTGCAACTCCAAATCAAGGTAGAAAACAATGTCATTACAGATGCTAAATTTAAAACCTACGGCTGTGGATCGGCAATTGCTAGTTCGTCCTTGGTTACCACATGGCTCAAAGGTAAGACACTGGATGAAGCAAATCTGATTGAAAACAGTGCAATTGCGGAAGAGCTTGCATTGCCTCCGGTTAAGATTCACTGTT